AATAAGATTTTTCGTGAGAAGCGGCAAGTTCGGGTTGCAAGGAGGAGGACGAATGGATGAGTTGAAGCTGATCGACACGAAGGCACTGGCTAGGCTTCTCGATAAATCACCCAGTACGATCAAGCGTTGGCGGCGTGAAGGAAAGCTACCTCCACCGGGCACAGGATTTGGGAAAGATTACTGGACTGTAAAGCAGATTCGAATTTGGTTGGACCAAAAGGGACTATTTGCGACCATGCCCCAAAATAGTGACTAGCTAGCGAATTGCGAAAATGCATGATGCGTAGTGGGAATATTCTTTTTCGATCCACTGAGGTATTGGCATGTACAGTTTTGAACCCAGGTTGCCGGTCAACTTTGTTCTTCAGTTGGTGAAGAATCTACGGTCAGGCGACTTTGATCGCGGTGACAATCTGCTTCTCGTCGGCGCTATCTCGGGTGAGATCGGTGCACTTCTGAAAACTGGTTTCGTTATCTCGCTTGGTGCGGAAGACGAACTACCGTCCACGATTGATGGTTGCTTGTTGGCACTCGACACGCTGACGACAGAAGACCCGACAGCAGCGTTTGACCCTTCGCTGTTGATTCCGATTGTCTTGAAGTTGATTGAGCTATGGCTAGCTCGTCGAGGTGGCTAAGTGGATTACACAATCCCACCCGATACGATTTACAACAACGACCTGTTTGCAATGGCTCCTAGGCTTTGGCACTGGACTTCTGAGCTAGCCGAAAAGGTTGGCAAGATTGCAACTGGCAAGTCGATTAAGATAGCGATCGGAGACACTGGCTACACGAAGCACGTTGATGGTCCTGAACCAGTCGCTGCGAAGTCGTTTATCTCGGGTCAGTCTGCACTTCGTGATGGCAACGGACATGGAACGCATTGTGCTGGAACAGCACTAGGACGCAATGGAATCGGTGTCGCTCCTGATGCTGAATTGATTGTCTTCAAGTGCCTAAGCGACCAGGGTAGCGGGTCATCGACTGGTATCGCAAACGGTATCCGATGGGCAGCCGAGCAAGGTGCGGATGTTATTAGTCTGTCTCTCGGTGGTGGTGGTTCGGACAACGAAACGAACCAGGCTATCGACTACGCTTTTAGCCTCGGGTGCATCGTGAACGCAGCCGCAGGCAACGCAGGCTACAACGGTTCAAACACGATTGGTTGGCCTGCACGATACAACGGTTGTCTATGCTGCGGTGCGTATCAAGCAAGTGGGCAGATTGCGAACTTCTCAAGCGGTGGGAAGGAACTTGACTGGGCTTGTCCAGGGCAAGACATCATCTCTTTTAGTAAGAACGGTAGCGGCTACACGAGCATGTCAGGCACATCGATGGCAACTCCGTTTGGTAGCGGTTTGTTAGCGTGCATCGTCGAGGTGATGCGTCGGCAAGGAAAGCCACAATGGAAGGCTACGGATGCGGTTCGTGCCTTCTTTAAGGCGAATCTAAAGGACGCTGGTGCACCTGGTTTTGATCCAAGATTTGGTCACGGCATTCCTGTCGCTGACTCTCTGCTCCAATCGCTGCTGCGGTCGGAACTGTTATTGGCTTAAATTCTATTTTCTAAAAAGGTGAAAAAGTGGGAATGATTACCGAATTATCGTTACAAGAACAAGTCGTCATCGGCGGCGAAAAGATTGCTGTTCACAAGTGGCAATTGAACAACCAACATTTGCAACAGTTTTGCTATGTGGTTTCTCGGTTACAGATGGCAATCCTTGAAATGGATTCCAACAACTCCACAGGTCAGATGGTTGTTGCTGACTCCGAGGCTATCAACTCCGATTGGACTCGTGCCAAGCTGGAGTGGGACTTGGCGAAGAAGTATCGTAATCTGGCACCTGCAGCGCAAGAAAAACTCTTGACTGTATTGGCAATCACAGACAACGAACAACTCAGGACTGGCAATGTCAAGTGCCGTCGAGTCATCACCGCTCTTTCGACTCTGATGCAAAAGATTCTGTTTAGTGACTCTGCCAAACTCCAGTACGGAATTGGTGACCGAGACATCACACGATTCGAAGAGCACATGCTTTACGTTGAAGAGCTGTTGCTGACCTACGTTGGTAACGGAACAGAGTTGAATACTGGGATTTCCATTCCTGCTCACGAGCATCTCGGTGTTGTTGTTCCACCCATCAACATGCACGAAGCGCAAATCTCGGAACCATCCCCAGGCTCAGTTGGTACTCCAAGCAAGGATTATCCTGATACTCCTTCGACTGTGCCACCTTCTGGCAATTCAACTCCAGTTAAGTAATTACACTATGAAACCCTTTTTGACGTTAGCAATATGGTCGCTTTGTTCGGTTGCGTTTGCGCAGGTCGAAGCGATTATTGTTGCACCAGATAAAGCACTGCCAGGAGAACTGGTGGTGCTTAACTCTAGCAAGTCGAAAGGGGACAATCACAAGTGGATTACACCTGAAGGAATCTCGACGGCACAAGCAGGATGCACGGCGATTGACTCGCAAGTATTCTTTGCAACTCCGCGAGCTGGCAGCTACACGTTCTATCTAATTGTCAGCGACAAGACGGCAGCGATTGACTACGCGAAGCATACGGTGGTGATTGGTGATTCGGTTATCAACCCTCCGAAACCTGAACCGCCGCCAGTCACTCAACCAGGCGACTTTGCGAAGCTGACGCAAATCAGCCGAGCGAACAGCTTAGCGTTGAACGACCCGAAGACGCGAGCTTCATTGTTAGCATCTCTGAAGCCTGTTGTTGCACAACTCAAATCGCTATGTGATTCGAATCAATGCCCAACTCTGGCCGCTGCACAATCTCGCTTTATTGGCACGATGGAAGCTGTGTTACTGGCTCGCCCGCGAGGCGAATCGAGGGACGCAAATTGGGAAGAGGTTTGGCGACTGCCGAACGCTAAGTTTATTTCAGACTCGAAAATTACCAGCGTCACGACAGGCATTGCAGCCTATGACGCAATCGTGAAAGGATTGGAATAATGCTGAAAATCATCAACACGCTCATCGCTTTAGTCGTACTGAGTACGATTGGCTACTCGCAGGAAATCGAGTGTCAAAACGGTCGCTGTGACGTTGTTCGAAAAGCGGCATCTGTTGCGGTGGCTCCTGTTGTTGTCGCTGCCAATGTCGTCGAGGCTACGGCTGAAAACGTCAAGACAGTCGCATGCAAAGTGAAAGCGAAGCGAGTACCTCTACTCCAGAGATTCAGAAAGTTGTGCTGTAAGTGACAGTCGAACAGAACTCACTCACGGGCTGGATGTTGGCAGGTATTGCATCAGTGATAGCAACACTTACCTCAACTGTCGCATGGCTGTTCAAGCTTCGTGAGAACGAAAACGCAAAGCATATCGAAGGACTCAAGAACGAAGTCGCAACGATAAGCCTGAAAGCCGACAAGTGCGAAGTGGAACGGGGTGATCTGAAAACGGAGTGTGCGTTGATGCGCGGAAAGATTGAAGTCTTAGAGACGAAGCTTGCGTTTATCGACGTCAACGGAACGAAGTACGCACACAAGGACGATAAGAAATGACAAGCTTTTTTATCCCTCGCGGTCTGCGAATACGAGATACCGATAGTTCCGCAACAGGGATTGTATCCACGCTGGTAGTCACCGATGGGACGCTAACGATTACCGACAGTACAGCGACATTGAACGTCCCAAGAATCACAGTCGGAACAGCGGCACCCAGCGGCGGAAACGACGGCGATATTTACCTACAACACTCCCCTTAAAGGAATAAAAAAGAATGGCAATTCAGTTTAACGTTGCGACTCGCAACGCACGGCTTGATACGATTGAATCGACGAACGGAACATCTTGTTCGTTAGAGATTCGTTCGGGAACTGTTCCTGCAAACTGTGCAGCAACACGAACGGGAACGGTCCTTGCGACAATTAACCTTCCATCGGACTGGATGGCAGCGGCGTCATCGGGTGCAAAAGCAATCGCTGGAACATGGCAAGATTTATCAGCCGATGCCACGGGAACGGCGGGCCACTTTTGCGTATACAACTCGCAAGCTACGAAAGATGGAACGACTTGCTTTATCCAAGGCACAGTTACAGCAACCGGCGGAGGTGGTGATATGGAAGTTTCTTCGACTTCATTTACCTCAGGTCAATCTTTCACTGTCAGCACGTTTACCCTGACTGACGGCAACGCTTAATTAGCAGCAATCAAAACAGAGATTGCCAAGCCTGAGTATCTAGAATCATCGTAACACCAATGCCACCAGAGGCACAATAAACATGCTGCTAACTTCCACCAGCGATAAACTCCGATTGGTCACTGCCGTAGCTGGTGATGTTCGTGTGCAAGCTAGCTACGTGGATCTCTCCGGTAGCACAGTAACACCGGGTCGGCTCAACAGCTCGATTAGCACAGCAACCACGACGGATATAGTTGCAAGTCCTGCCAGTAGCACTCAACGGAAAATCAAGTACGTTTCTATTTGGAACGACTCCAGCAGTGCAACCAATTCCGTTACAGTGCAGCACACAGACGGAACGACAGTTGTCGATATTTATGTCGTCAGTCTGCCGAGCCAATCTGGTTTGACCTACGTCGATGGACAGGGCTGGACTGTCATCGGCAATTCTCGACCGACCAACATTCAAACCTTCAGTGCATCCGGCACTTGGAACAAGCCAACTAGCTTTAATGCGTCGGTGGTTTTAGTTCGCGTCTGGGGCGCAGGTGGTGGTGGTGGTGGAGGTTCCTCGCTTGCGACTGCGACAGTGACTAAAGGTGGAGGTGGCGGTGGTGGAGGATGTTTCGTTGAAAGGATATTTAGAGCATCTGACCTTGGAAACGATGAGACTGTGACGATTGGTGCAGGCGGTTCTGTTGGTGCTGGTGGTACGGCAGGAGCAGCAGGTAGTGACGGTGGAATAGGAGGCAATACAACCTTCGGATCTCTTCTAACGGCCTACGGCGGTGGTGGCGGTCGGGGTGGGCAAATCTCGGCACTTGCAACCGGTGGCGGTGGAGGTGGCGGTGGTCACTCCGCAGGCACATCGGCAAGTGCTGCGGTTGGCGGCTCAGGCGGTCAGCCAGCGTCAGCAGGCCCCGGCTTCGACATGCAAGGCATCAACGGAACGATTGGTTCTGGCAGCACACATTACGCACCTCTTGGCGGCGGTGCTGGCGGAGGATCGTCCACAACCGCTGCTACCACGACGGGAGGCGGGGCGCTGTTCGGTGGTGGTGGTGGTGGCTCGGGAGGAGGTACGTCTGCGGTCCCTGCGGTCGTCGCCCCATCTGCTGGAGGCGGGCCTTCATCGAGTATTGGAACAGGAGGTGCGGCTGGTGCATCCGGCGGGCCTCCGACCGCAGGCGATGCAGGAGCACCAAGCAACGGACTGGTCGGTGGTGCAGGTGGTGGAGGTGGTGGTTCGACCGTTCAGGCTTCCACGAACGGAGCTGCAGGTGGTGCTGGCGGGCTTGGTGGTGGTGGAGGCGGTGGTGGTGGTCGTGGCAGCAATCCAGGACTTGGTGGTGCTGGTGGTGTCGGTGGTGCTGGATACTGTGTCGTAATCTCTTGGTGAAAAATGTACTTAACCACAACCAGCGACAAAATCAGAGTCACGACGAGTTCAGCGAACAGCGTCCTAGTTCACGCTTCTTACGTGGACCTGTCTGGAAGTACGGTCACACCGGGCAGGCTTAACACCAGCATAGCAGCAGCAACCACAACTGATGTAGTCGTCAGCCCCAGTGGAAGCGACACCCGAGTTGTAAAGTTTCTATCGGTCTGGAACGACCATGCATCAGCGGCTCAGACAATTACAGTTTTGCACACAGACGGAACAACTACAGCGGATTTGTGGAGTGGTAGTGTTCCTGCTCAGTCGGGATTGATATTCGACGACTCGATTGGGTGGAAAGTATCCAGTCCTTTTCCCTCGGCCGACATCCAGACTTTTGACTACCCAGGTGGGGATTGGATCAAGCCTACTGGTCCACGCACAGGATTAACTTTGGTACGGCTTTGGGGAGGTGGAGGTGGTGGTGCCGGCGGGGCCTCTCTTGCTACGGCAGCGGTCGCAAAAGGCGGCGGTGGCGGCGGTGGAGGCGGGTGTATCAGTCAGCTTTTCCTGACGGAAGAACTGCCTGACACCTTGCGTGTGAACATCGGTTTTATGGGGCTGGGTGGTGCTGGTGGGCTTGCAGGTGCAGCAGGCTTTTCCCCGACCTCTGGCGGCAATTCGGTTGTGCGATCCCCGACAACAATTTTTTTAACAGCCTACGGCGGTGCTGGCGGCATAGCAGGGCAGATTACAGCTACGGCTACAAGCGGCGGGACAGGAAGTGGAATCCACAACGTCACCGGAGTAGTGTCTGGTGTGGCAGCATCGGGGCAAGGGGTATCGGGCAGCAACTCAAGTGCATTCGGCCCTGCATGGGAAGGCGGCGGTGGGGGCGGCGGTTCAAACAACAGTGCGACCGTACCTTTGGTGACCGCAGGTGGCAATTCTCGATTTGGCGGTGGTGGCGGCGGCTCAGGCGGGTGTCACAGCAACGTCCCTGCCAACGTAGACGCATCGGCTGGCGGTGGCACTGGCAACAGTGTTGGAGCTACAGCGGGCGGGCTTGGCGGTGTAGCTGGCACGAGCGGCGCATCTCCAACGGCAGGAGCAAACGGCATCGATACTAACGGCATCGTAGGTGGCACTGGTGGAGGTGGTGGAGGCACAACTGTCACAGCTTCAACGGCTGGAGCAAACGGTGGCAACGGTGGCAAGGGTGGAGGCGGCGGCGGCGGCGGCGGTGTCGGCATGAACCCCGGCATCGGCGGTGCAGGTGGCAACGGAGGCAACGGCTACGGAATCATCATCTCATGGTAGACCGATGGGCATTACTCACAGCAGCAGGTCACGTCTTCAACGTGTGCGTTTGGGATGGGGTTGAAGTTTGGACTCCACCGAGCTTTTTGACTGTGATTGAGTGCCCTGACTACGCTGGCCCAGGTTGGCAATACGTCGATTTAGTGTGGTCTTTAATACCTCCTCCTCCTGAAGAAGGTGGGGGCGACTGATGGCACGGATTGGGGCATTTGATCGACATCTAGAACCGTTAGCTTGGTGGGAAGTAGAACTGCTTCCTGCGGGTTGGTACGTCGATGAATTGCTCGTCGAGCCAGCGGCTGGTGGTGTTACAGGAACGGTAACACGCACGTTGGATGCGGCAACTTTGTCCTCGTCGGGCACGTTGGCAAGTGGGTTGACTGGTACGGTATCAGTTACGTTAGCCGATGCCACATTGTCTGGAACTGGTACAGTTTCAGCCGGTGCTTCTGGTACAGTATCTCGCACATTAGATGCAACGCTATCATCGTCGGGTACGGTTGCTGCCGGTGCGTCTGGAACAGTATCTCGCACGCTGGACAACGCAACACTATCCTCCACAGGTGGTGCGGCTGGCTCAGTAACAGGTTCAGTTTCGGCAACCCTGGCGGCTGCTACTTGCTCGTCATCTGGTACGCTTGCGGCTGGTCTAAGTGGTAGCGTCATAAGAACACTGGATGCCGTTACTTCTTCAGCAACTGGCACAGTAACCAACGGTGCATCAGGTAGCGTCACACGAACCCTTGCGAACGCTACGCTAGCTTCAGGTGGTTCGTTAAGTGCCGGGCTAACGGCACAAGTAAACCGAGCACTAGAGTCGTGCGTTGTCTCCGCATCTGGTACGCTGGCAAGTGGGTTGACTGGTACGCTATCGGTTCAGCTTGCATCAGCTACACTGCAAAGCGGAAACATAGCAGTAGGTGGCTTGCGTATCAAAGTCGGCGGCGAGTGGAAGAATGCAAATGCGTTTGTCAAAGTCACAGGCAGTTGGAAGAACGCAACACCTTTTGTTAAAGTCAGCGGGGTTTGGAAGTAAACTATGGCAATCGTAACCTACACCAACTCAAATCCTGGCACGATAGTAGATTGCTTTCCTGTCGCTGGCTCGCTCGCGAATTGGTTGACGCAAAAGGTAAGACTCACCGAAGGCACTGCACCAGATACAGGACGCTGGACGGGTGATTTGTTCGCAGGCAACTGGGCAGTGTTTGAAGGTGGTACAACTCCAAGCAGTTTCTCGGCTAGCGTGGGTACGTTCTTTGTCGAAGCTATTTCGGATAGCCAAATCACGCTCTTGGACCCTGCTTGCGGTGAAGGTGTCAACCTGTCACATACGAGTCTCGTCAGGGACTTTACGATATTCCAAGGCGCTTACTGGGAGTCGGTGCCTATCTCGTTTGTCGATACGGCTGGCGTCTATATCGATTTAAGCCAAATCGTGTTTCGCGGGCAAGCACGAAGGGACTTAGGTCCGTCCACTGGGATAGCTTACTCGTTCACGTTTACTGTTTCGATTGCAGACCCGAACAAGCATACTGTGACGGTCTCTCTTGCTGCGACAACGACGGACGCTTTGACGGTCGGAAAAACGGTAAAAGATAAAGACTCGATTTTCTACTACGACTGGGAAGTGGTCGATACGCTTGGTCGTCCGCACAGATTCATGAAGGGCAGAAATTTCATAGACAGGAACGCGACACGATGAGTTTTATCGAAGGTGAAATTACGGTTGAGTTCGGTGGTACTGTCGGACCTGCTGGGCCTGCGGGCAACGCTGTGCCGATTGCTGCTGGTACGGTGCTGGCTAATCCGAGCGGGGTGCTTGCGAATCCTGTGGGGGTGGATGCGGCTGGGATGAGGGACTTAATAGGCTTAGGATCACTTGCTAGAGTCTCAGACCGCATGGAAGTTGGATCAAACGCAGACCCTGTTAATCTTCGAGGGTTCGGATATGCGCGAGGAGATAAAGGTCTTTGGTCAAACGGTGTTTATCCGCACGGTTCATCTGGGCAACCCGGCGTGACTTCGTTCGAAAACCCTGTCACTCGTCAAATGCTTGGAGACGGAAGCGGCTATAGCTATGCGTTTGCAAAGAAGGTGGGTGGAGTAACAACCGACGTATGGACAATTGATGAAAACGGAAAGAACGTCCTCTCACTTACGCAACACTCAGGATATGCAACCGGATCACTTCCTGCGGCTGCATCAAACGAAGGTGGGCAAACCTACGATACGACTCTCGATGTTCCTGTTTTTTCTCAAGGAACAAGCTGGAAGCCTATCGTTAATCCATACGCAACAAGTTCTAGAGCCACAACAAACCTCAACACGTTACTAACTGCTTGGCAAGCTGACGCGGCGTGTCTGGAAATCGTTATAGATTCCCCAGTCGTCTGTAATACAAATGTGACGATATCGAAGCCAGTTCGCTTCCTGAGCGGAGGAACGATAACAGGAACCGCAACGATTACGTTTTCAAATACGTTAGAGGCACCAAGCCACGACTTCATTTTCCAACAAACTGGTATTTCGTTTACCGGCGACGTTGTTGCTAGGATCTATCCCGAATGGTTTGGAGTGAACGGAACCACAGATAGTGCTTCATTTACGAAAGCCGTCAACGCCGCAGTGCAAAGCGGTGCCGTTTTACAGATCGACAGGGATATTGATCTTTCCGATTTAGCTTCGCCCATCTCCATTACTGGGTCAATACACCTAGATGGAACAGGCACAATTACGGGACCATCAACGAGCGTTGATTGCTTCGAAGTTGGAAGCACAAGCGGAGCAAAAATCACTTGCGACAATCTTTCGTTTAGCACCTTTAGTGCTGTGTTCAACTTCACGAACAACACTGCATCAACACCCTTCTCCTTGTCGTCTCGCTACGTCAAAACAAACAACACTGGACGTGGGCTTACTGGATCTGGAGGTGGTGTTTACTGGGATGCGGATTTTGTAATAATCGTTGGTGCACAAATCAACAACGCTGGAAAACTTGCGGCCTCCACCAAGGCAATAGCAATCGATCTGTCGCTGCGAAATTGTCGATCTACATCGGTGACAAATTGCACAATAACAAACGTCGGTTCAGTAAGTAACACGAATCAAGTTGGAGCTATTCAAGTAGACTTTAGCGGAACACCAGATCCTTCACAGGGTGTTACGATATCAGACAACCGTATCTACAACGTGGTTTCAGGTGGTAGTGTCGGTCAGGTGTTTGGAATTCTAGCTCTCAGTTGTCACGCTTCGATTGTTTCGAACGTAGTCGATACGGTTGTAGCTGATTCCAATTCATCGAGCCCTGAAGGTATCTACGTTAAGTGTTCGAAGTCTCTGATTAGTTCGAACATCGTGCTTGATGTTGTTGGGTCCGAAGCAGTGATCAACATGAAGGGCGAGTTGACTGGAGATCTGAGTTCCGAGAAAAGCCTATGCACCGGAAATGCGGTGATGTTTCGGACGAACCCTGGGGCTGTGGCATCAACTGGCATTAACTTAGGGGCACCGAATATCCTGTGTTTAAATAACTATCTTATTGGGCTCAATCGAGGGATAACTGCCCTTTACAGTGCCGAGATCGTCGGAAACACGCTCGCTAACTTACGATCGATCGGAGTGGAAGTGCTTCCGGTGGTTGACAATACATTCGTTGTTGTGAAGAACAATACTTTCCGTAGCATTGGCGTAAGTGGTGCCAATTCCTGGGGCGTGTTTTACACGCTCAACGAACCTCTAACGGCTGCAATGCTTGAGGTGTCTAGCAACACTATGACGCAATTTGTTGGATCAGATCATTTTGGTTGTAGACTGTTTATGTTGTCCACTTCTGGAGGACTCGACAACCTAATTTTTGCTAACAACATAGTAGCAAACTCCAACAACGGAATAAACGTCAACGCGGTCACTGGTGGGATAGTCAATACGATCTCTTGTGCTAATAACACAATACATGATGGAACACCATATTCTAGTTCGGCTACTTCGGTGGCATCAACTATTCAAGGCAACACGTTAAATGGTTCGTTATGGTCTGGAAACGACAAGGGATCGGCAGTAGCTAACGCAACGGACGCGGCATCGGTAATTGCGAGGCTGAATGACTTACTGTCGCAACTTAGAACACGGAACGTGATAGCAACGTGATGCCCCCTATGGCAAAAGGTACTATCAGCAGCACTCAAGGTCTATCGCGAGGGAACCCCCGCAACAAGACTACACACCGTCCACCAACGGGGGGTGGTGAAAATGTACAGCACATCGAGCCAGCGACCTCCTTGCCCACTTTCGTATGTGTCCGCAAAACGGGGAGGTCAAATTTTTGAGGTTTTGTAGGTGTGGAAAAGTTCTGAAAAACGGAGAAAGTTGCAAGGACTGTAAACCGGAAGCAAGGAAGACAAAGGAAAAAGGTTATGGATCGGATCATAGAGCAGCGAGCGAACGACACAGAAAAAACTATCCATTGTGTGAAAGGTGCATAATGGTAGTTGGAGTCGAGGCCGCAAATATAAGCGAGCACATGCATCACATTATTGCAGTAAAAGACGATGAATCCAGGCGAATGAACTTCGATAACTGGCTCGCTGTCTGTGTGCCGTGCCATGACATCCTGGAGGGTGATTCACTGGCAGGGTTAGAGGTTAAGCAGTGGAGCAATCAGCACTATATTGACGCATTGAATGAAGGACTATCGTAATGGCAAGACCTAGAAAAGATCCCGCAGTATTAGAAGCGTCTGGAGCTTACGTAAAAGATCCGCAACGCAGACCAAAGGACATGCCAAAGTATGTGCAAGGTGCACCAGACATGCCGGATATCGTTGCGGAAAACGCTAACGCAACATGGTATTGGAATTGGTGTTGCCAGGTGCTTGGTGATGCTGGAGTTTTAACAACGGCATGCGCTCCTTTACTAACCATGCACGCTTTAGACTGGGCTCAATTAATGTGGCTTTACTCGGAATGCAAGGAAGGCAATGTAGCAACCGTTGGGGCGACAGGCGGACCTATCACTAAACCTGAAGCGACTCAGTTACACATGCACGCAAACAGATTTTTAAAAGAGCTTACCGAGTTTGGTCTTACTCCGGCTAGCAAGTCAAAGATCGTCGCGGTAGGAGGCAAAAAGGAATTTGATCCATTCGCTGAAATGCTGCTAAGGAGGATGGGACCAAAGCCAAACTAGCATGATCTGCTCTACACCAACAAAGCAACGTGTTCACAAGTACCTAGAGGATGTTCTCGACGGTTCGATCGTTGCTGGAAAGTTGGCTATTGCGGCGTGCAAGAGACATCTCGCAGACTTGGAACGAATCGGAAACGCAGATTTTCCGTACTACTTCGACGAGAACGAAGCGGACGATATGTGTAACTTCTTTCCGATGGCATTGCGTCATTCAAAAGGTAGTAAGTTCGCTGGCCATCCGTTTCATCTGGAACCGTGGCAGTTGTTTATCGTGTGGAGTCTATACGGATGGAAACGAACCGCAGATGAGACGCGACGATTTCGGTATGCACATCTAAGCTTTGGACGCAAGAACGGAAAATCCACACTTGCGGCAGGTTTTGCGTTGATAGGTTTGGTAATGGATCGCGAGCCAGGTAGCGAAATTTACATTGCAGCAACGAAGAAGGATCAAGCCAAGTGTGTGTTCGACGAAGCTGTTCGCATGAGGACTTCTAACGAGTCCTTGAAAGGCATGGTAAAAAGCCACATAAACAGGCTTTTTGTTCCAGAAACAAACTCTTTTTGCTGCACAACTGCTAGCGATAAACCATTAGATGGACCGAATCCACACTACGTTATCTTCGACGAGCTGCACGCATGGCGCAAGCAGCATCGAAAGTATTACGACACGATGGTTACAGGTTCGGCATCTAGAACTCAGCCTCTCCAGATAGAGATCACAACATACGGAGACGATCAAAGTGAAATTTGGCTAGAGACGTTGCAGCTTTGCAAGTCTATATCACTTGGTAGCGTGGTCGATGAATCCAAATTCGTTTTTATCGCTGCGATCGATGACGAGGACGATCCGTTTAATCAAGACTGCTGGATTAAGGCTAATCCTAATCTAGGAATATCGGTTTCTTTGGACTACTTACAGCAACAAGCAACAGACGCAAAGAACAAACCAAGCTTCTACAAGACGTTTCTATCGAAGCACATGCAAAGGATCACAAGTTCTTCGCAACGTGCAATCGAAAAAGAAGTATGGGACTGTGCAAAATCGGAGTTGTCTGATTGGACCCAAGCGGATGCGATTGGCATAGGTATCGACGTTGGAGCGAGAGACGACTTTGCAGCCTATGGCACCTGCGCTAGGTTTCTGGTTGGAGAGGAAACTATTGTTGACGAGAACGAAGGCGAAAAGGTTGTTCCGATCTATCGTTACGAAGTCAAAGCGAAAGCTTACATGGCATTCGATACCATTCGCGATTTGACTGTGGAACCATTCGCGGGTTGGATCTACAACGAGCACATGCATTCAGCACAGCAGCCGCTAATTAAGATGAGGACAGACATTCTCAACGAGATGGAAGAGTTTGGAATAACGACGGCAGCGTACGATCCTAGTAACGCAAAGCTTCTCGCAGAAGAAATAATTTCAGGTGGATTCCAGGCTGTCAGCATGGCACAAAAAGCTTATATGTTCAACGAACCTATTCGCGAGTTTCTGCACTTGCTAAAGATTGGACGCATTAAGCACGACGGTCATCCTGTCCTGTCATGGATGGCAACCAATGCGATTATCGTTAAGGACGCTGACGACAAGTGGCGTTTCGATAAGGGAAACTCTAATGATAAGATAGACATGATTGTGTCGGTTGTTATGGCGTTTCGTGTGTGTTGTTTAGCTCAGTCTAGGTATCTCTCAGCTCCACAGGTGTTGTTCTAATGGCAAATCCATTCAAGCATTTAATCGACTGGCTAGGGATAGAATACAGGGACAGAATAACCCCAAGCCAAGCTATGAGCCTTCCGCCTTTTTGGTATGGGGTGAACAAGATAACAGGCCACTGTGCAAGATTGCCGTTGTTTCTCAAAAGACAGCTTCCACGCGGCGGGCAAGACAAGCAAGAACAACACTGGGCGTATGATTTGCTTTTGACAAGGCCAAATGGATACCAGACTGCGGACACTTTCAAACAACAATTGACTGGTCACGCCATAATGTGGGGTAACGGTCGAGCTGTCATTGTCAATCGAGGTACACCATTTGCGGAGTTGATACCACTCCTTCCAGATAGAACTGGAACTGTAATGATGGATGGTGTGAAAATCCACGTTACTAAGCCGGAGAAGGAGGACAGGCTTTTGCTTTTCGAATCGGTAATGAATGATAGCCAGGGAACTATGATGTTTCTAGATTCTGACGTTATCCATATCCAGGGTTTTGGATTTGATGGAGTCGAAGGGCTTTCGATGGTTAGCCAAATGAAAAGGACTTTAGGTATCCCAACAGAGCAAGAATCCCACGCTTACAACCAAACGAAAAAAGGTTTCGTTGCCAAAATGATTGTAGAAGCTCCACCAGGAATGTTGACAAAGGAGGCAGACGCAAAAGAATGGATCGATGGATTCAATAAGGCAAACTCCAGCTCTGACAATGCTGGCCGTGCAGCTTTGTTGCGAAACGGAATGAAGGCAACCGCCTTATCAATGAGCAATTCCGATTCGCAGTTTTTAGAGCAACGCAGGTTTAGCCGACAGGACATAGTTTTGATGCTAGGGCTAGATGGTATGCCGGGAGACGGAGACAGCCATAGCTATAATTCAAAAGTCATGGAGTCTCTAAATTACCTTGACACAGGACTCGCTCCTTGGTTGTGTAAATTCGAGATGCAAGTTGACGATAAACTCTTGACGGCCAGCGAACGCCGCCGAGGTTTCTTCTCAATGTTCGACTTGTCGGAATTGCTGCGAACTGACCCAAAGACGCAAGCTGAGATCCACGCACTTCGATTAGCGAATCGAGTATTTAACGCAAATGAGTGCAGAGAGGAGCTAGGTCGCAACCCATACGTTGGTGGAGACGAGTACATCAACCCAGCAATCAGTCAATCAGATTCTGCAGCAGAGGAAAGAGCCGATACCAACGCCGTTGAGTCGCAACTAAAGCACATGGTGAGAGTTGAGTCTAAGAGAGTTATTCAGCACGCGAACGACAAGAATTTTTTATCTTGGATGGATGGATGGTACTCGGATTGGCAATCAACATTAGCGGACAAGCTAGAGGATTTAGGACTTAGCCGGGACGCAGCGGAAAAACACTGTGCGGAGTCTAAAAGACAACTAATCGAAGCCACGGAAAGCAAGCCAGATGAGTTTCGCAATACGTTGGAAAATTGCGTAAATACCTGGGAAAACAGGATTTTTTCTATCATAAACTACAAGGAAAACGAAAAATGCTTAACGTAAATCAAAAAACCGGCGAGATATTTCTTTATGGTACTGTTGGTGCTGGTTGGTTTGAGGATTCGTTTTCCTCGGTGGAGTTTGTGCAGGCACTTGCATCAATCGGGGACAAAAAGGCGATTATCAGGATCAACTCACCCGGAGGTGTCGCAGATGAAGGCATTGCAATTTACAACGCAATTAAGCGACACAAAGCTGGGGCCGAAACACACGTTGACGCATTGGCAGCTAGCGCCGCTAGCGTAATTGCGTTAGCTGGTGATACCAGAACGACGGCATCTGGTGCAAGGTGGATGATACACCGAGCTTTGACGCTGGATATCGGCAATGCTACGCAACTTCGCAAGACTGCCGACACGCTAGAAACATACGACAAGTCGCTCGTTGAAATTTATTCGCAGTACCTAAAAGGCGTGACTGACGTTATGGAGTTGCTAGAGGCTGAAACGTGGTACACAGGACCAGAAGCGTTGGCGGCTGGACTTTCTACAGCATCTGGTGGAACAACCAATGCAAAGCCGACTGTAGCTAGCTGGTTCAAGAATCCACCAGCAGCATTGGTACAACAATCAAGACGGTCTCACGGTGCATATGCACGAGCAAGACTTTCCGCTATTTGACAATCGACACAGATACGGTATACAATAAAAAAAGCGGTGGAAAACCGCAAAAAATTTAATCGACACAGTTATCTGATTGCAACTCGTTAGCGGCAGTGGATGGCAAGCGTCGAACGTTACTAAGTGTTTCGTTCCTCGCTGGCATCACCAGCCGCTAATTTCGTTTGGTATGCCAGCAATTTGCAAAGGCAAATCAGATGAATTTGAAAAAACTCATCGCTGCAAAGCGTGCTGAGATTTCCAACCTCGTAAGCGAGGTGGAAGCTATTTCCGCGTTGACGGAAAAAGAAAACAGAGTCGAGACAGCCGAAGAAAAGGCACGTCTCGAAGAGATCACCAATAAGGGCGGTTTGCTTGACAAGCTGGGCGACGAAGTTGCTGCGATGGAGCAGCGTGTTGCCGTCATGGATCGGGCAGCCGCTCGCATGGCTCCTCGGATTCAAGAGCAAATCGAAGCTTCGGAGAGATCTAGCGAAGGCCATCAAGTCATCCGTGTGCCAGCACGAGCCAAGGCAGCAAGCAAGCTCAAAGCCTTCTCCGGTCCAGACGCAGAAGCGAACGCTTACGCATCAGGACAATTCATCAGAGCGACAATTGGCGGAAACCAACAAGCTCATCAGTGGTGCGTCGATCACGGCTTGCGTGTACAGAACGCAATGGGCGAAAACAATGATCTCCTCGGTGGTGTTCTTGTTATCCCTCAGTTCGAATCGGCAATCATCGATTTGAAAGAAAGCTTTGGAGTTTTCGGGCAATACGTCCGAACGGTTCCGATGACTTCCGACCAATGGATCGGTCCACGTAGACTTTCTGGGTTGACTGCATACGCAGTTACCGAAGCTCAGGAAATTACCCAATCCGATGCGACGATGAACCAGGTCAGCTTGACCGCGAAGAAATGGGGAACGCTTACACGGATCAGTAGCGAACTCAGCGAAGATGCGATTATTGCGATTGCTGACTTCTTGGCTCAAGAAATCGCTTACGCACACGCAGTGAAAGAGGATCAAGCCGGATTCCTTGGAGATGGTACTCCAACGCACAACGGAATCATGGGTCTTGCGAACCAATTGCTTGCCGGTTCAGTTTCTACAGCTGCGGCATCGCAAAACACTGCAGCATCTTTGACGATTGCAGTATTCCAAGATGCAGTCTCCAAGATTCCGCAATTTCCAGGCATCCAGCCACGTTGGTTTGTGCACAGTGCTGTTTACTGGAACGTAATGGCACGGCTTCAGCTTGCAGCGGGTGGAAACAATGTTTCCGATCTAGGCAACGGGCCTGTGATGCAATTCATGGGCTACCCAGTCGTGTTCAGTCAAGCATTACCATCCACTGTCGGAGCAAGCACAAAGTTTGCTTACTTCGGTGACTTGTCGCTGGCCGCAACTCGTGGCGTTCGTCGTGGAATCTCGATTGCTGCTGATGCTTCGCGATACTTCGAATTCGACCAGACAGCGATTCGATCGACTTTGCGATACGACATCAATATTCACGAGCGAGGAACGGCAAGCGTTGCTGGTCCTATGGTTTCGCTAGTTTCCGCTTCGTAATCAAAGAAAGAACAAACAACCATGAATTTAATGCAACAATCAAAATACGTTCGGGCTATTTCCCCAACGGCGATCATTGACAACGCAAGCGCGACCGCTACGGTGATCGATTGCCGTGATTTCGATTACTGTACTATAGTTATCCAACTAGGTGCAACCGACATCGCAATGACGGCCTTGAAGGTCGAATCATCGACTACTTCAGGTGGTGTCTATGCCGACATGACCGGTGCTACATTCTCTGGTGGAACTTCTCCAGACGGCACTGTTTTGGCGTTGCCATCTGCTACGGATGACAACCAAGTGTGTGTCTTTCAAATCGATTTGCGCGGAAAAAATCCATTCCTTCGCCTTGTCGCTACTTTTGGTGACGGAACCGCAGGCGGTTTCATTGCTGCAGTAGCGATCCTTTCGAAAGCTCACTCCTCACCATTCACATCGGCAACGATGGCAGATGGCGATGTTTGTCGAGTTGTGTAATGAATCTAACTCTGATTCAAGCATGGAACGGCCTGCCAGTTGGTTTTCAACTGGTGGGCGTTCAGGCAGGGCAAGCAGAGTTAATGGTTCAGCGTGGATTGGCTGAGGTCTCAGGCGATCAGATTCACGATTCAAAGCAGAAACAACCGCGAAAACAAAAGTGAATAATTATCGTCCTTCCTTGGTTACTGGTCCTGCAAGAGAGCCGATTTCTATCGGACAGATAAAGCACCGAGTAAACTTGGCAATGGACGATGATTCGCACGATTGCTATCTGACTGATTTAGTTAAAGAGTGCCGTGAAGAAGTCGAATCGGACTGTGACATGCTGTGTTGCACGCAGACATGGCAACTTCAGACTGAAGCTATGGTAGATGGTTTGCAGCTTTACAAGTCTCCAATCCAATCCGTGACATCAATTCAGTATTACGATACGGCTGGCACTGTGACCACTTTGCCAACATCGGTCTATTCTTTTGATTCCGTGAATCGGAAGATATTTTTGAAACCAGACCAGATATTTCCAGTCACGCAAAAAAGATTTGATGCGTGGACTGTAATTTACGTTGCTGGATACACAACAGTTCCAGCCATCGTAGAAAAGGCTGTTTTATTGCTGGCGGAAAACTATTTTCTAGCGCGAGATCCGCAAAAGGAATCGGAGTTCCGTTCCTACAACAGGCTGATTGCAAAAATGCAGCGGAGTACCTATCCGTGAGTAACGCAGCACTTAAAAGACATCGAATCGACGTAGAAGCACCAGTCGAGACGCAAGACGCAACTGGTGAATCAAGAATTGAGTGGTACACCTACTTTGCGAAAGAACCTGCCGATTTCACTTCTTTGAGCGGAGTGGAATCGGTTCGAGGTAGGCAGCTCGAAGCACAAACGAAAGCCACATTCAAAGTCAACTATCGAGATGGGTATACAACCAAGATGCGTATTTGTTTTGAGGGACGCATCTACGGAATAACGCATATCAACCCGATTGGAGTCATGCGACGCGAACTAGAAATCCTGGTGAACACAACAGCATGACACTAGAAATTCAAATCAACTTCGACGAAGCACAGGTTGAAAAACTGTTGCAGATCCCTTTGTTGATGCGTCTCGCGCCCGCAGAGCGTGTCCTTAAAGCGATGGCAAAGCCAGTCATCGATAGAGCCAAATCTATCGCACCAAGCTCCAGACGAAGCGGCACGCGAAAGAAGTGGAGCAAAAAATACAAAGACAATCCAAACTATCAAGAGGATTCTGGCAAGTACATTGGCATGAAGTATATCAAAACAGAACGTGGTGGCTTGATGATTGTCGGAGGTAAGTATCCAAGAGCCAACAAACAGAATTACGAAGCCGGCGACAAGCGAAAGATCGTCTACTGGGGAAAGAAAACCAGCAAGATCAAGCGAATCAATCCGAGCGAACGCTTCATGCAAAAAGCATTTGACGAAACACGAACGCAGCAAGTAACAGCCGGAAACGAGCAACTTGAAAAGGAAATGAGCAACACATGGCTAAAAACCTAAGAGAATCGCAGGTCACGATTGCCAGTTCTGGCACGATATCGACAACCATCGCGATGGAAAACAACAGAATTCCTATTGCTGTCGTGACTCCTGCGGCGTTGACTGGAACAGCTCTGACTTTTAACGCTTCATTTGATGGAGTGACGTTTTTCCCGGTTTACTACGAGTCAACAGCTTACTCACTAACGACATCAACAAACCGATTCCATTCGCTAAATCGAGCAGCATTTGAGGGAGTCAAGTTTGTACAGATTGTCAGCGGTACGGCTGAGGGAGCGTCACGAATTATCAGGGTGATAAGCGGCGAATAATGGCAAGCGACGTTGGGAAAGCATTACGAACTAAGCTACTAGAAAGTTCAGCCTTGACTGACTTGATAGCAACACGATTTTATCCTGATGTTATTCCACAGAGTGCCGAACTTCCAGCAGTAGCTTACTACAAAATTTCGACAATCAGAGAACACACATTAGACAACTGCACTCGACTTGCTCACTCGCGTATTCAAGTCGATTGCTTTGCAGAAAAAGACAACGGAGGCAGGGACAGAGCGAACGACATAGCACACGCTATACGCAACTCTGGGATCTGTGCTTTTCGAGGGACTGTTGATGGCATAGCAATCCAAGCTGTCGAGATCGATGACGGGGACTACTACGATAACGATCCACCAACCGATGGGAATCAACAGCATCGGTACATTACTTCTTTAGATTTCATGGTTCACTATTTGGAGGCCGCATAATGCCAGCACTAACATCACCAGCAGTCGGAAACGGTACCACGGTTTCCGGTTTGGGACAGACTACTTTCGTCAAGAAGGTAACTGGAGCCAAGGAAAAAATCGGTACTTTCGATACCACTGATCTTTCGACGACTGCATACAAGACTCTTGAAAAGCAAGACCTAGCAGACAACCCAACGGTTACTGTCGAGTGTTACCACATTGGATCCGCAATTTCCCTTGGTTCGGTTGGTACGTTCACAATCACCTATCCCTCTGCTGGTTCTTTTTCTGGGACTGCCATCGTAACAGCGGTCAACTATCCAGATGCCGAAAGCGGTTCAGCGATGATGTGCAGTTACGAGATTACATTTGACGGCTACACAGGACCAGCATTCACAGCGGCATAATGAAAGTCGAACTCCAACAACACAGCGGGATCCGATACGACGGTGAGACTGTCGTGTTCGATCAATGGCAAGTCTTTGCAACAGGGGCTAACGGAAACAGAGTCCTTGTAGGTTATTTGTCGCATGATGAAGAAATTCCATTGATGCTGGTAACCAATCAGCCAGTCAACATCGTGCGCGAGCTTGTTACCAAGTGCGAAGCGATCACGAAGCGAACTGTTCTACCTCCAATGGAAATTGTCGAACCTCCAGAGATCGACAATTCCGCAGGGGAAGACGATTACACAGACGACGAAGAGGACGACCAGGATAATGATTAGCCGAGATAAGTTTTTGGCACTCAAAGCGAAGCGATACTTGGACGTGAAGGTACTTGGAGAAGAATACCGAATCCAAAGCATGAGCGAAGCTGAGAAAGCAGACTACGAAATTAAGCTGCAAGATAAGAAATCCGGCATGAGCTACAAAAAAGCCCGTGCATTGTTTCTGTGTCGTGTCCTAGTTGATTCTACTGGCGATCGATTGCTGCTTGATTCCGATTGTGATGGCGTCATGGCAATGGATGGCAAGATCACTTCAGCGTTGTACGGCGTGGCTCAGGATCATTGCGGATACAACGACGGAGACATTGAGGAGCTTGTAAAAAACTCCGAACCGGCAGCAGGCTAAGACTTGCTGCCAGACTTTGCTTTGCTTGGGGTATTGCAGACGTTCAGGGATGGCTAGAGGCGGTTCCGAAACGAGTCCTAGACTTCTGGGAAGCGTTCGATGCAGTAGAGCCGATCGGTGAAGCGTGGAAGCAATCAGCACAAACGCAGTGCCTTCTAGAACGACAAATCGAACTAGAAGCAATGAAGATCGGGGCAAAATTTGAGCCTTCCACGTTCGAGCGCCACATGCCATCGCGGTACATGCCAGAGCCGAAGCGACAACCGAAGCGAACGAAAAAGATAGCCAAGACGGAATTCGAAACACTTGGAGCCTCACTAGGGCTTGGAGCAGTAGTTAAAGCCAATGGGAACAACAATAAATCTGGCTAACATCGCTCTCGGTTTCGATGCGTCGAAGATTCAACGCGGGGTTGATTTATCGGCTGCTGAGATTCGAAAGCTGAACACTGCTTTCCAAAGTTCGATTTCTGGTGTCGATCGCTACAACCAAGAAATGCAGGTACTCGACAAGGCACGCAAGACGGGTGCATTGACTGCACAACGTGTTGTTGAGATTGAGGCAACTCTTGCGGCAAAGTACCAAATAGGAGTCCAAGAGGCTAAAGCAGCAGCCCGGGCGTCCGAAGAATTAGCAAGAGCCAGAGCGAAGCAAAATGAAGTTAGTGATGTAACCAAAAAGAAAGACGGCAGTGGTGCGGTTGGCGAATTAAAGAGCACTCTTGCACAATACGCAGGGCTTGCAGTTGCATTCCGAGGCGTGCAGGCAAGTATGAGCCTAGCCGCAACAGCTGAAAGCAACAGGATCTCTCTAGAAGTCTTAACTGGTTCTGTTCAAAAAGCCAGTTTCCTATTCGATGGGTTTATCGCGTTAGATCGATCATCTCCGTTGTCTCGGCAAGACTTCTCGAAGGCAGCACAGACGCTTGTAGGTTATGGTTTGGCTGCCGAATCGACTATGCCTGCATTGCGTGCTTTGAGTGAAGTTTCTGTTGGCAATGCAGACCGCTTCCAATCGCTTGCTTTGGCGTTCGGACAGGTACAAGCTAACGGAAGGCTGATGGGGCAAGAAGTCCTCCAGATGGTCAATGCAGGCTTCAACCCATTGCAAGAAATTAGCCGAACGACTGGCATCAGTATGCTGGAGTTGAAAAAGCAAATGGAAGCCGGTGCAATATCCTCAGACATGGTTTCTGATGCCTTCAAATCAGCTACATCAGAAGGCGGAAGATTCTTCGAAATGAACGAGCGACTCAAGAATAGTGCCGCAGGTCAGTATGCGAAAATGAAGTCAGATGTGGAGTTGCTTGCGACTGAAATCGGCACGAATTTACTTCCAGCGGCAAAGGCTCTCATGGAAGTTCTTAGCGCTGGTGCCAATAACAAAGGGCAGGGCGGACTGCTTCCAGGAATCGCTACGGGTTTTTCATCGTTTGTAGAAGCTACTTTAGCAACTGCCCAAGACGCATTTACTAATCTTGATGAAAACTCTTACGGTACAAAACTAGAGGAGTTTTTGACAAGAATCGGAAGAGAAAATGGCGAAGCCTATATGGAGTCCATTCGTCACGTTCTCACACCAGCAGAACAAGCCATTCGCGAAAAGAACATGGCTGCAAAGGCTGACACGGAACGCAAAGAGCTACAACGAATTGCCAACGAAGAAAAAGCTAAGCAAAGTGCTTTGGATCTGTATACGAAAGAACAGAAAGAGCTTCAGAGACAGCTAGATATTTTGCAACTGGGAACTGCGGAAGTAGAGTACCAGGAAAACTTGAAAAAAGGACTCAGCGAACAACAAGCTAGCGAACTGCGTGACCTAAAAGAAAAGCTTGATCTAGAAAAAAGCGTGACTGAGGATTTAGAGAAACGCAAAAAGATGGATTCTCAAACCAAAGAACGTATTCAAAAAGCTGAAAAGGACTTTGATAAACTAAAGTCCGAACTAAAGAACGACAACCCGAACAACATAGCCGCAGCAGTTGCCCCAGCTTTACGAGCTGGCAGCGTAGAGGCATACCGATTCCTTATGAACCAACGCAACGAAGCTGCCGAGATCGCACAAGAGCAAGCGGATATTGCACGTGAGCAACTAGTTGTTCAACAACAGCAACTAGAAGCATTCCAGAACTCGCAGATGATCGGAATCGCAGGGAGGACAGCATAATGCCAAGCGAAATAGTCAACAGTGAAGAAAGACGCGAGGGATCTGGAGCGATCGCACTCAACAACAACAAGCTAGTGTTCCGTAGCACTTGGAATTTTCTTGTCCTCGCAAGCTCCACAAGCATTGGCCGCGAAGAAATCCTTCTCGGTACTCCAGGGCTTCCGATTGTCGGATTGGTTTACGGATTGACGCAGCAACGAGCCATATCGAAAGAAGCAAAACGTAAAAAAGAAAACCCGCTTTACTGGGACGTTACATGCCAATTTGAATCTGGTTCTGAAGAGCAGAAAGTAAGTCCAAGCAGTCCAGACTCCCCCGATCCTACAACGTGGATTCCTGTTTTCGTTATAGATTCGTTTGAGACAAAGCAAGTTGTAATCACAGAGGACTTTAGCGATCCTCCAAAAAAGATTGTTAACTTTGCGAAGCAGCCTTTCCAGGAACCGCTGCTTACAACAAAAACACTTTGCTCGTTTTCATTCGTCCAGTTCGAAGATGCAGCACAAGACATTAACGAAATCATGGGGCGCAACGACAAGCTAAACGAAGCTGAGTTTGCAGGACGAGATGCCAGAACTCTAAAGCTAAACGTAACAAGTGCGGGACTTGGATACTTCGGTGGATATCCTGCCTGGAGAGTAGCTTATCGCTGCACATACGATCCAGACACATGGGACGCTGAACTTTTAGAGGTTGGTAGCCAATACATCGACACAGCAGACGGAAACAAACTGAAGCCGTATCTGGACGATATACGCAGCCATCGTATGGTTGGAAAGTTGAACACGAACGGAAACAAGTTGTCTGCGACTGCTGATCCGCTGACATCGAAATTCGTACCATATCCACAGCTCGACTTCAACGACTTCATCAGGTTATCCTAATGGCTGAAGATTTAGTCTTATGGCAAAGAGCAGACAGCGACGAAGTGATTCGACGTGTGCTAGTAGAACCATCTGGAGCACCATTTCCAGCGATGCGATCCTATGGAGACGCTGAAGTTATCATCTGCTACACGACTGGCGGGGCTACTGGTAGATCGAGCACTACATTAGGAAAAGGGACAGCTACGAAGCGATGGTTAAGCGAGTCAGGAACAGATCGTATTCTCAACACGACAACCGACGAGGTTTCCTTCTTCAATCTCGCCGTTGAAACAGTTGGCGAAAACAAATACATCATGCTAGTCCGTATTGGTGCGGACTGGATTTGCATCTGGGAGGAGTGCTAGTGCGACGCAAGCACATGACTGGATGCTGCTGTGTCGGTTGTTTGATTGGTGAAGACGACTTCAACCGTGCGGATGCGAATCCACCGACGGGCGACTGGAGCGAAGTCAGTGGTGAATGGGAGATCGACAGTAACGAGCTAAACTGCATTACCGAAGGTCCGTTGATTACCACAAACAGGCAGGCCGCTCCAGCACGATCAGGAAACGGATATAACTCTAGAATTGTGGTTGATCTTGTGATTCCAGCGAGCGGCGATGGCGAATGGAAAATCATCACTGCCTACCGATCTAGCTTCGACTACAACTGGATACACCTAGAATACGACGGTACGACTGGAACATTGACTCCTACGTTTTACTTGAACGCAACGGAGATCATGAGCACGACGACACACCCTGGCGGTGAGCTATGGACTCCCGATCCTGGTGTAAAATTCACAGTGGAAATCTGTTGTAGCTTCATTGAGTGGACGATAACAAACGTCGGTTTGCAGGGAGATATTATTTGGCATACGTGTGAGGACAGCGGACTAAATGCATTGCCTACATCCCCACTGGGAGGACAGGGGTTGCTATTAGGTAGATTTGACAACTGGGCTCATTATATTCACTGGGAGAGTAACGCCGAATGTCCGCAATGCCAATGTTTTTGTTTAGATCCCGGAGACATTGACAACTATAAATGCCTGCCAGAGACATTGCATTTAGTGCTTACTCCAGATCAGGTAACTCCAGTATGCTCACTCGACACCATCGATATAGATATGTATCTTTCGGAACCTGACGTATCGGGTGCGACTCCAGTTTACAATGCAACTCCGATTCGAAAGCGTTGGTACTCGGAGTTGTTCGAGTGCGAGGGAGAAACGCTTTGGTTCATTCTAGTTTGCGACAACGACCATGCTTTAACACTCTCCCTCGTTCCGTACCCCAACTTAGACCCTGACGACAACAGCACTAACAACGTATTCATCAGCGACGGAGTAAATTCCAAGTTCGTTTCTCCTACCTCTGTAGACTGTAATCCGATTACCATCGAATACGGAAGCATCGTCAGTGTCGGAGTGACGACTTGTGACATACTCGACGGCGAAGGAGTGCCTATTGGAACTGGTACGCGCCCTCTATGTTGCTCTGGTTGCTGGGCCGGAACACCACCGGCACCCACATGGAGCGTGACGATAACAGAATGAGCATCAATCCATGTTTGTGTCCTATTGCGGGATTTTGCGACAGGCACAAGATACACAAGGGAGATCACTACTTTCGCCTATGTCAAGAGAGGGAGGACTACCGCACGAAATGGGACGCAAATCGAGGTCCATCGCAAAAGAATCCTGAACTGCAAATCAAGCGTCACCAAGCAAAGAAAGACAGGCTAGAACAGTCTAGGGAGCTCTGGGAAGAGTTGCATCTTAAGAAGGGCGCTGATGCGAAATGGCTTGCTGAGTGGGTCAAGCGAATACCTAAGTTCGGATGCGCATGCCGCGAGGGTTTTGAGCTTATCCTGCGTAAGATTCCTCCCAGGTTCGACGACTGGCACAAGTGGACTTGGGAAGCACATAACGCAGTCAACGCAAAGCTCGGCAAGCCTGAGATCACTTTCGAAAAAGCCTGCGAATTGTGGGGTTATTTATACCAAAGTTAGCCCAGTTATTGAAAACCGATAAATTCCGAAAATCTTTTCCTAAAGCTGTTGGCTACCGTATTCCGATACGGTATAGTAACTACATCAGCCGACGATTGATCGGTTGGCCGCCTCGACGGTTTCGAGCCTTGGGAGATTCGGAAATAATGAGTTACGCAGCAATCGA